CGGCCAGCCATCCGCCAGCCCCACAGGCCAGCAGGCCGCAGGAGATACCAAACGCCCGCGCCCGCGAAGATACCACGACGCGCAGGCCCGCGCGAAATTCTAAACGCGCCCGCGCGAGGTACTGGCGGCGCGGCAGTCGTCCTTTGCGGGTTCGGAAGCCCAAAATTTTTTTAGGTAAGGGGTCAAAAAATCGCTTCCGGGGAGCCGGGGCGGGAAAAGTTGGCGGGGTCAAAAATGCGACAGAGGAAGAAAACGGGGCGGTTTTGGGCAAAAAAGAAGCCGCCTATGCGGCGGCTGATGACGAGAAAGGCGGGCGGCTGTATATATGGAACGGGCGGGCGCTTGCGTGTGCGCGAGGGGATGCGGGCTGCGCAGAGGTCGGCGGCGGTGAAGCATCTGACGGCGGGTATCATTTTCGTGGCATCACGAAAATGGTCAGAGGGAGAGCGGGACGACGATGCCGCGCCGGGAAATAGAAAAGCGGAACTGCCTACAGTCTGTTGGCAGCTCCGCTATTATTCTTTCTGTTCCAAATCGCCGGTGAGCCATTCAAGGGAAACGCCGAGGACGCGGGCGAAGATGGCAAGCTCATAGTCGGTCACGAAGCGGTCGCCGGTCTCGATGCGGCTGATGGCCTCCCTGCCCAGACCAACACCGCAGACCTGCATCTTGGCGGCAAGGGCATCTTGGGATAGGCGCTGGGCAGTTCGCGCCTGATGTATTCGGTCGCCGGAGATATTGGCCCGCCCGGAGTAATCATATATTTTCATAAGCCGTCCCTCCATTCTGCTTGACAATACCATTTTTTACGGATAATCTTGTAATAAAGATTTACAAAATATAAGAAAGCGGAGAAAAAAGACGAAAAGATTTACAATATGCCGGAATGCGGACACGAGCGCATCACACAAATGTGAGGCGGCAGACTGTATCGCAGCGGAGTTGTTTTTGAATAGCGTAAGCTGGCCGGGACGATGCGCCCGGCTCAAACCAGCTTGAACAAGCTCAAACCACAAAAACGGAGAAAGGATGAAAGAAAATGACAAGGGAAAAAGACAGGCGGAGGTGGAGCCTGCGGCGACTGGCGGTGACGGCGGCGGTGGTTGCGCTGTGCGCGTTGCTGGCCGGATGCGGCGGCGGGGACACAGGCGACAAGATCAGCGCACCATTTGAAAGCGGAAAGTGCAAGGGCATGGAGTTGGAGGTTGTCAAAAGCCAACTGGCAGAAGCGGGCTTCACCAACATTCAGGAAAAGCCGCAGGAGACGGCGACGGAATTTCTCGCAGACAGCGTTATCTCGGTGAAGATCGGCTCGAACACAAGCTGGAACAGCGCCAACACATGGAAGCCGGATACAAAGATCATCATTGAGTATTACGCCTATACAGGCATCCGGCATATTGATGTGACGATGGATATTGCTGTTGGTGGTGAGGATGGGAAGCCGGTATTTACCGTGCAGACGAGCTTGCCAGATGGAACGAAATTGAGCGCAGAGCTTTCCTACAATGGCGAACTGGCGGGCGGGCGCGAGGACTATGTGGAGACGCAGACCATCACGGTACAAGACGGTAAAGCGCAGACAGCGCCATTCACAAAGGACGGAGAGATGCTGACGGGGCAATACCGCTTTGGCGTGGTCATGTTCCCGGCGGAGCAGAGCCAACAGGTGCAGGAGATCGTGGGCGCATCCGGCGAGGCCATGCGCGGTGCGCTGGTGGAAAAGGACGGAGACTACAGCTATATCGCCACGTCGATGGAATACACATCCCATGTTGCGGAGACCGTTGAGAAGATCAGCGAGGAGGAGCTGCGGGAGAAACTAAAGACTGCGCTTTCCGGCTTTGGCGACGACTGCACCATCAGCAAAGATGGGTATGTTTACACCGTGAACGTGTGGCAGGAGGGCTTGGCACAGACGGCTATGCTCGCGCAGACCGGCGACAAGGACGCGAAAGAGGCATGGGATAAAATCGCATACACAACCATGCAAGCCTCGGATAGCCTGCAAGAGCTGCTGACGGCCAGCGGATACGGGGACTACATGGTACAGATACAGGTTTTGAACGACAAAAACCACGATAACACATTGTTGACGGTGACCATGGGAATGGCATCGTATAACTGCGTTTCCTAACCAGCGAAAAAATTTTTCAGGATTAGCAACTTCCGCAGGTTTTTCGTGATAATATCATAGCGTGGAATAAAGCCCGTGGCGGAAACGCTGCGGGCTTTGCCATAGGCGTGTCCTGCGCCGGTCGAAGCCCTGCGTTCCTACACGGGGTATTTTCATAGGCCGGGCGGGACACGCGACTATCTGGAGGTGTGAGGATGCCGAAGCGGAGCGAGAAGCGCGACACCGCCAAGGCTGCATACATCGCCCGCAAGGCGGCGGGCGAGGAAGTAAGCCTGCGGGAGCTGGCGCAGGAGCAGGGCGTGAGCTATCAAACCCTGCGGAATTGGAAAGCAGCGGACAAGTGGGATGAAGCTCTGCCAAAGAAGCGGCGGGGCGGTCAACCGGGAAACCGCAACAGCGCGGGAAAGAAAAACGCTGCCGGAAGCCATGCGGGCGCACCGGCGGGAAATAAGAACGCAGAAAAGGACGGAGCATACAGCACCGTCTTTTTTGATATGCTCTCGGACGCGGAGCGGGAGATCGTACAGCAAACGCCGCTGGGAAGCCGCGCCGCGCTGGAGCATGAAATGCAAATCCTGAAATTCCGGGAACACAAGATACTCGCCAAAATCACGGAGTATGAGGCGGCCCCGGAGGACAGTCTGTACATCAACAGTCTGATGGACATGAGGGTGCCGGGTGGGCGCGGCAAGGACAAGCGGGACGGTGCCTTGCAGAGCATGGGAATGTACAGCAAGGACAGCGCGTTCAGCCGTGTGCTGAAATTGCAGGAGGCACTATACAAGGTGCAGGGACGCATCGCCAAGATCGCGGACAGCCTGCGGGCGCTGGAGGAGAGCGAAAAGCGCATGACGCTGGAGCGGGAGAAGCTGGAGCTGCTGCGCATGAGGGCCACCGGCGCGGTGGATGTACCAGACCCGGAAACGGATGGAGAGGACGCAGAGGAGATGGCATAATGGAAAGCATTTTAACAATCCTGCTGGGCGGCGTGTTGCTGGCTGCGGCTTTGCTGGGTGGGGTGTTAGCGGTTCCGCATCCGTGGGGGATTGTGCCGACGGCGGTGGTCATAGCTGGATGGACAGCGGTGTGCTGCTTTCTGGCAGTCACGCAGTTGGAAATGCTGGGTATGCTGGTCACGGCGATTGTGGCAATCTTCACAGCGGTTCGTCTGGGGAAAGGGCGGTGGATGGAATGACACTCTACACAAGCAAAGTAGTGGCCCAGTGGTTATGCCTGACGGAGCGGCGGGTACGCCAGCTTCGGGACGAGGGCGTGATCGTGGAGGCCAGACCGGGGCTTTACGAGTTACAGCCGACGGTGGCGCGGTACATCACCTACATCGGCGGCGCGGGCAAGGAGACGCTGACCAACGAGCGCATGATGCTGACGCGGGCCAAGCGCGAGGCGGCGGAAATGGAAAATGACCTGCGGCGGGGCGAGGTACACCGCACGGCGGACATCGAGCGGGGCATCCAGTCCATGTTCCTGAACATCCGCAGCCGCTTTCTGGCGCTGCCAGCCAAGCTCTCCCCCACCCTGTCCACCATGGGCGGAAATCAGACGGGTATCTTCGACGAACTGAAAGGGGCCATCGAGGAAATTCTGGAGGAAATGAGCGATTACCGGGTAGCCTTTGCGGCGGAGGACGGTGAGGACGATGGAGAAGCAGAAAAAGAAACACCCGTGTAGCGGGTGCGTGTGGCGGGTGCATACCAGCGAGGACAAGGTGCTGTGTATGTTCCCTCGCTGCGTGAGAAAAGAATATGAGCGCTACTGGCCGCAGGGGAAGCAGAGCAATGAAGAAGCGAAAGCTCATTGATCTGCCGAAGCCGACGCTGGAGCTGCTGGCGCGGTGCGCGGCGGCGTTGAAACCACCCCCGGCCATGACGCTTTCAGAGTGGGCAGACCGATACCGGGTGCTGTCGGCGGAGAGCAGCGCGGAGCCGGGCCGCTGGCACACGGACAAGGCCCCGTATCAGCGGGAGATCATGGACGCAATCGGAGACCCGCACATCCGCAAGGTGGTGATCATGAGCGCGGCGCAGATCGGCAAGACCGACGCTTTTATCCTGAACCCGCTGGGCTACTACATGGACTACGCCCCGGCCCCCATCCTCGTGATGCAGCCGACGTTGGACATGGGGCAGACCTTTTCCAAAGACCGGCTTGCGCCCATGATACGGGACACGCCGGAGCTGCGGGACAAGATCGACGTGAAAAGCCGCTATTCCGGCAACACCATCATGAAGAAGAATTTCCCCGGCGGCCACATCACCATCGTGGGCGCGAACAGCGCGACCGGCCTTGCCAGCCGTCCTATCAAGGTGCTGCTGGCAGACGAGGTTGACCGCTACCCGGCAAGCGCCGGAACGGAGGGCGACCCGCTTTCCTTGGCCCAGAAGCGACAGACAACCTTTTGGGACAAAAAGACGGTGATCGTATCCACGCCGGTCATTAAGGGCCAGAGCCGTATCGAGACGGAGTTCAACCAGTCCACGCGGGAGGAATGGAATGTGCCATGCCCGGAGTGCGGGCATTACCAGCCGTTCGTGTGGGCCAACGTGGTATTTGACAAGGACGACCCACAGGGCGAAGTGCTGTACAAGTGCGAGCGCTGCGGCGTGGTGAACGGAGAATACCAGTGGAAGCAGGCCAGCAAACGCGGGCGCTTTGTGCCGGAGAACCCCGGCGCGGAGGCGCGGGGCTTTCACCTGAACACGCTGGCCTCTACGTTCTGCTCATGGAAAGAGATCGTGCAGAAATTCCTTGTTGCCAAGGAGCAGCTTGATCAGGGAAACCCGGAGGGCATGAAAGTCTGGGTGAACACGGAGCTGGGCGAAACGTGGGAGGAGCAGGGCGAGCAGGTGGAGGATGCCGCGCTGCTGAACCGGCGGGAGCTGTACGATGCAGACGTGCCGGAGGGAGTGCTGGTGTTGACAGCCGGTGTGGACGTGCAGGACGACCGCTTCGAGGTGGAGGTGGTCGGCTGGGGCATTGGCAAGGAGAGCTGGGGCATCCGCTACCAGAAGATATACGGCGATATGCTGAAAGAGCAGGTATGGCAAGACCTCGACAATTTCCTGCTGGGGGGCTTCAAGAAAAAAGACGGGACGGTGCTGCACATCATGAGCGCCTGCATCGACACCGGCGGGCACCACACCGATCAGGTATACCGCTTCACGGCGGAACGGTGGGAGCGGAAAATATGGTCGATCAAGGGCAAGGGCGGCGCGGACGTGCCATATATCCGAAATCCCACCACCAACAACCGTGTGAAAACGCCGCTGTTCATCATCGGCGTGGACGCGGGAAAGGCCCTGCTGTATCAACGGCTGCGGCACGAGACCAAGGGGCCGAACTACTGTCACTTCCCGCTCAACGAGGAAGCGGGCTATGACGAGCAGTATTTTATCGGCCTGACAGCCGAAAAAATGGTGGTGCGCTGGCGCAAGGGCAGAAGCGTTGTAGCGTGGGAGCTGAAAGACAGCAAGCACAAGCGCAACGAGCCGCTTGACCTGCGCAACTACGCTACGGCGGCGCTGGAGATCGCCAACCCCGTTTTGCAGGAGGGCGAGATCGCAAAGCCAATCAGAAAACGTCCGGCAGGCCGCCGGAGGCGAGGAGGGATTTAATTGGCAGTCTTTACGAAAGAAATGTGCCAAAAGAAGCTGAATACATGGCTGGCGGCGGAGGAGGCCATCGCCACCGGCCAGAGCTATCAGATCGGCAGCCGTATGCTGACGCGAGCTGACTTGAAGCAGGTGCGCGAGGAAATGGAATACTGGGCCGGAAAGCTGGCCGAGGCAGAGGCAGAGGATAAGCACGGCGGGCGAAACCGCGCCTATCGCGCCGTGGCCCGCGACGTATGAGGAGGGAGCGCATGATGAAACCGAACATCCTTGACCGGGCGATCATGGCCGTGGCTCCCGTCCACGCGGCGAAACGGGCGGCGGCGAGAGCCGCGCTGAGCGTGATCAACAGCGGGTATGGCAACTACGGAGCCAACCTGACGAAAAAGAGCATGAGGGGCTGGATGTACCACGGCGGCAGCGCCAAGGAGGACATCGAGGACAACATCGACGTTCTACGACAGCGGAGCCGGGACGCTTACATGGGCATCCCGACAGCCACGGCAGCGCTGAAAACCATGCGGACGAACGTAGTGGCAGGCGGATTGATGCCTGCGCCGCAGCTCGACAGCGACTATCTGGGACTGGACGAGGCGGCGGCGGAGAAGCTGCAAGCGCAGATCGTGCGGGAGTTCGCCATGTGGGCGGACACGCCGGTATGCGACGCGGAGCGAATGGACAACTTCTATCAGCTCCAGCAGCTTGCCTTTTTGAGTTACCTAATGAACGGAGACACCATCGCCCTGCTGCCCATGAAACATCAGGCCGGGCAACCGTATGACCTGCGTGTGCGGCTGATCGAGGCAGACCGGGTATGCAGCCCGGACGGCTTTGACCGGCTGATGCCCTGTACCGTGCAGGGCTATGAGGTAGAAAGCATCGTGCAGGGCGTGGAGACCGACGCGGACGGCATGGTGACGGCCTACTGGATATGCAACCGGCATCCGCTGGGCAGCAACAGCGCTGTGGACGCGGCGGGGCTGACGTGGCAGAGAGTGGAAGCCTACGGCGAAACGACCGGTCGGCGGAACGTACTGCACATCATGAGCCGCGAGCGCATCGGCCAGCGGCGGGGCGTTCCCCTGCTTGCACCCGTGCTGGAAAGCCTGAAACAGCTTGGCCGCTACACGGACGCGGAGATCACGGCGGCGGTGATCAGCGCCATGTTCACGGTGTTTGTGAAGTCGCAAAACCCGTCGGACGGCAGACCGTTTGGAGAAATGATACCGGCGGAGGAGCTGATCGACAGCGCCGACCAGAGCAGCATCGAGCTGGGGCCGGGGGCCATCATTGACCTGAACCCCGGCGAAGAGGTGCAGTTTGCAGACCCGAAGCACCCAAACACCGGGTACGACGACTTCACGAACGCAACCATCCGCCTGATCGGCGCGGGGCTGGAGATACCGCCGGAAGTGATGATGAAGCAGTTTACAACCAGCTATTCGGCGGCTCGCGGCGCACTCAACGAGTTCTGGCGCACCTGTAGTATGCAGCGGGACTGGTTCACGGACGATTTTTGCCAGCCGGTCTATGAGGAATGGTTTGCCGAGGCAGTAGCCCGTGGGCGCATCCACGCGCCGGGCTTTTTCACCGACCCGGCGCGGCGCAAGGCGTACACGGCCTGCGCGTGGAACGGCCCGGCACGGACGAACCTGAACCCCGTACAGGAGGTGGATGCCGCAATCAAGCGGGTGGATGCCGGTTTCAGCACGGCGCAGGAGGAGACGGCGCAAATGACCGGCGGGGACTACAACCGCAACATCAAACTGCGCGTGACGGAGGCCAAGCGCAAGCGCGAGGTGGACGAGATCGGAAAAGCGCAGACGGCGGGAGAATAGGAGGAAAACAGAAATGCCCGAAAACAAGAAATTCTGGAAATTCTGCAATCAGGCAGGAAACAAGGTGGAGCTGCTGCTTTACGGCGACATTTCGCAGACGAGCTGGTGGGGCGACGAGGTGACCCCGAAGCAGTTTGCGGAGGAGCTGGCCGGTCTGGGAGCGCTGGACGAGATCACGGTGCGCATCAACAGCGGCGGCGGCGACGTGTTCGCAGCACAGGCCATTGGCAACCAGCTTGAACAGCACCCGGCGGCGGTGACGGCGAAGATCGACGGCCTGTGCGCCAGCGCGGCAACCATCGTCGCCTGCCATTGCGGCAAGGTAATCGCCGCCACCGACAGCACCTACATGGTGCATCCGGTGCGCATGGGCGCTTATGGCTACTACAACGCCGAGGAATTGCAGAAATACATCGAGGCGATGAACGCCATCCGGGAAAGCATCGTGGGCCTGTATGTGAAAAAGACAGGCAGAGATAAGGACGAGGTGGCCGGATGGATGGACGAGACAAGCTGGTGGACGGCGGCACAGGCCAAGGAAAACGGCTTTATCGACGAGTTGACGGACGAGGCGGACGGCGCGGTGATCGAAAACCGGGACGGGCTGCTGTTCGTCAACAGCGTCAACACACACCTGCCTTTCGACAAGGCACCTAACTTTGTACAAAGCAGCAAGGCAGCTCCCGCCTCCTGCTCTGTAAATAACAACTGCCATAAGGAGGTAACGAACATGGCAAACGAGATCAAGACCGTGGACGACCTGCGCGGGGCCTATCCCGCACTGGTCAATGAAATCGAGGAGGCGGCGGCGAACAAAGCGACGAGCGACGAGCGCCAGCGCATCCACGACATCGAGGACATGGCCCTGTCCGGCAGCGAGGCGCTGACGAATGAGGCCAAGTTCACAAAGCCGGTGAGCGCCAGCGAGTACGCTGTGGCCATGATGAAAGCTGCAAAGGAGAGCGGCAACGCATGGCTCAACGGAGCAAAGGCCGATGCCGACAAGAGCGGCATGGGCGGCGTGAAGAATGACAGCGGCACCGGCGGCAGCGCGGGCAAGCAGGACGAGTTCATGGACGCGATCAAGTCCATGGGCAAGAAGCAGTAAAGGAGGAGAAAGAACATGAGCATGGATTTGGCGAAAAAGACCTTTTCCACCCAGCCGGATTACCTGATCGCGGGTAATGCGGAGATCGTTACGGCAGTCAAGGAGGCATCCGCCGCATTGAAGCGCGGCGCTCCCGTGGTTCTCAACAGCGATGGTAAGCTGGCCGCCATCAGCGTGAGCGGCAGCTCCGCTCCCTACACCGTGACCACCACGGGACTGTACGGCATTCTGGCGGAGGATGTCGCATCGGGTGAGGACGGCATCGTGTACCTCTCCGGCGAGTTCTTCGCCGACGCGCTGGTGCTGCCCGCCAACGCCACCGCTGCGGACGTGGAGGTTCCTCTGCGTAACCTCGGCATCTACTTGAAGTAAGGAGGAAGAAAGAACATGGCTAACGAAGTGAACATTTACTCCCCCCGCTATCTGGCGGAGGTGGTGAGACAGACCCCTGCCGTACACACCTATTTCCGCGACACCTTTTTCACCAACATCAAGACGTTCGCTACCGAGCGCGTGGACATCGACCTTGTGAAAGGCGACCGCCGCATGGCGGCCTTTGTCCATCCTCGCGTGGGCGGCAAGGTGTTGAAAGCCAACGGCTACCAGACTGAGAGCTACAAGCCCCCTCTGATCAACCCCTATGACGTGACCACCGCTGACCAGCTCATGAACCGCCTGCCGGGCGAAGATCTGTACAGCGGCATGACCCCTGCACAGAGGGCCGCACAGAAGCTCATGGAGGAGTACGCCACGCTGAACGACGCGACCACGCGCCGCGAGGAGTGGATGGCGGTGCAGGCCATCGTGACCGGCACCATCCCCATTGTGGGCGAGGGCGTGAACGAGACCATCGACTTCGGCCTGACCAACAAGAAAACCCTGACCGGTGACAACAAGTGGGGCGGCACCAAGGCTGACATCCTCGGCAACCTCGGCGACTGGACGGACGCGGTGCTGCACGGCGGCTTTGCCAACGTGGACACCCTCATCATGGGCAAGACGGCCAAGGCAAAGTTCTTTGCCGATGCCAACGTGCAGAAGATGCTGGACAATCGCCGCATGAACCTCGGCGAGATCGCCCCCCGAGACCTGCCCAACGGCGTGAAGTACCTCGGCCACCTGAACGACCCCAGCCTTGACATGTATGTTTATGGCGAGGTCTACTACGACGACTGGACTAACCCTGACGCGCCGGAGACCAAGCCCCTTATCCCGGACAACATGATCATCCTGATCAGCTCCAGACCCAACTACATGATGGCCTACGGTGCCTGCACCTACATCGAGGACGCATCCGGCCTGTGGGTGACCTCCCAGACCAGCCGCGTCCTGCGCAGCTATGTGGAGCATCATCCCGACCGCCGCATGGTGGAGCTGCAGGCGCACCCGCTGCCCATCCCCGACAAGGTGGATAGCTGGCTGGTGGCGACCGTGTGTTGACATGGCGCTGTTTGAGCTAAAGCAGGAATACAGCGGAGCGGAGGGGGCTGCCCCTCCGCTCACTTTTAAGGACTGTGCCGCAGCGGACATCGACGCGGCTTTCTTTGAGCAGGACGAACACGCGGACTGGCATACGGTTGACGGAAAGGACGCGCTGGTGATCGTGGACGATCAGCGGCTCAAAGAGCATAACGCCCATTGGGAGGCGGGAGCCAAGCAGAACTTCGACACGGGACTATATACGGCCTACACGGTGCTGTATATACGTGTGAGGGACTACGGGCCGAAGCCGAAAGTAGGCAAGCATCTTGTTCTGGACAAGGGGACAAACCGGCAGCGGTCGTACACCATCCTCAACTGCGAGGAGGAGGCGGGCGTGTACCGCATTTCCATGGAAAGGACGCGGCAATGAGCAGAGTAACCTATGACGCAGGGAACCTGACCATCGAAGTGGACGGGCTGGACACCGTGGCGGCGGCGCTGGGCGATTTGAAGAAAAAGACCCCGGCGGCGGCCAAGGTAGCCATCAACGCCACGGCACGGCAGGCCCGCAAGCTGATGATAGCAAAGGCAAAGGCGCGGTACGCCGTGAACGCGGCGGGCAGGCGGCACCTGAAAGACCTTGTGCAGCGGAAAAAGGCAAGCAACACCAGCTTGAGCGCGGAGCTGCACATCGCAAAGATGCGCAACGATCTCGGTTATTTCCAGCACAGGCCGACAGAGCGCTTTACCGGGCGTGAGGTTTTGCACCACGCGCCAAAGTATGTGAAAGCCCGTGTTCTGAAAGCCTCGTCCATGGCGGCGCTGACGGGCAACGCCAACATGAGCAAGGGATTTCTCGTGCAGTTCAAGAGCGGCCACATCGGCATGGTGCAACGGCAGATCGGCTCCAGCTCCAGCCACACGGTCACGGAGCGGGGGCATCCGAGATGGCGGAACAAAAACGGTAAGGTGGAAAAGCTGGTGACGATGGGAAGCCCGTCGGCCTCGGCGATGCACTCTACCGTATGGCCGATGGTGGAGCCGGAGGTGTCCGAGTATCTGCAAGACCGACTGATGGAGCAGACCGAACGGGTGCTGGCGCGAGCGGCGAGGAGGAAGTAAGCCATGAAGAACTATATGGATGCGGTGAGGGCCGCAGGCATCGGGCGAACTCCCCAGCTCTGCCAAGATGCGCTGATCGAAACGCTGGAGGAGCTTTTCGTCGGGAAGAAGTACAACGGCCAGCAGAGCCGCAAGGAGCTGAAAATCTTCAAGCAGGATTTGCCGGTGCCGGAGGACTATGACGCGGATGTGGACACGGATGCGGCGGCGGCACCGTACATCGTTGTGCGCATGACCGGAGGCGAGATCAAGAACGACGACGGGCCGCAGGCGGTGGAGTTCAGCCTGATCGTGTGCGCCTACGACGAGGGCAAGGAGCGAGAGGGCTATCAGGATGTTGCCAACATCAAGGAGGACATCGTGCAACGGTTATGCACCAAGCCGTATTTCGGCGGGGCGTTCACCGTACTGAAACCCATCGTGTGGGCCATGCAGCAGGACGACACCTACCCGTACTATTTCGGGGCGTGTTCGCTGACCTGCACCGCACCGGCCATGACACAGGACACAGAAATGGAGGAGCTGGTATGAGCAAGAGAAGCGATAAGCTGGCGGCGGATGCCGCTGTGAATGAGACGGCTATCCCGGCGGCGGAGACTGCTGCTGAGACTGCGGCCACGGAGCGGGAGAAAACAAGCGTGACGCAGGTTTACTGCGGCCCAACGGTGCGCGGCGTTGCCAAGCAGTACACGGTGTTTCGCGGCGGCATCCCGGAGGCACTGGAGGCGTTCATCGCCATTCACCCGGAGGCCGGGGCGCTGGTGGTGGACGTGGAGCGCTTTGCCGAGACGAGAAAGCGGCTGGAGACCGCAGGAACGGCGGAGGCCATTCTGTACGGCAAGATCAAATCCGAACTGTAAGGAGGAAGAAAGACTATGGCATACAAACACGGCGTATACACGAGCGAGGTTGCGACCAGCATGGTCGCGCCCATCACCGGCACGGCGGGCTTGCAGGTGATCGTAGGCACCGCCCCGGTGAATATGCTCAAAGACCCGGCGGCGGCGGTCAACGTGCCGTTGCTGGTGAACAGCTACAAGGAGGCCGTGGAGGCGGTGGGCTATCTGCCTGACTTCGCCAACTACACCCTCTGCGAGTGCATCAGCGCGAATTTCAGCGTTGTGGGCATTGCGCCCATGGTGCTGATCAATGTGCTTGACCCTGCCAAGCACAAGGTCGCCATCACCGGCGGCACCGTTCAGGTGAATGACGGCGTGGCTGTGCTGGAGGAAACGGGCGTTCTGCTGGAGGGGCTGACCGTCAAGAGCGGTTCCAACACGCTGACCGCAGGCACGGACTACACCACCACATGGAACGACGACGGTACGCTGAATATCGTGGTGCTTTCCACCGGCGCGGGTAAGGAAGCAACGAGCCTGACCGTGACCGGCAACAAGATCGACCCCAGCAAGGTGACGGCGGCGGACATCGTGGGCGGCGTGGACAGCTCCACAGGCAAGGAGACCGGCCTTGAGGTGGTGCGTCAGGTCTATCCGAAGCTGTCCATGACACCCGGCATCCTGCTGGCCCCGCGTTTCAGCAAGGACGCGACGGTGGCGGCAGCCTTGCAGGCCAAGACCAAGAGCATCAACAGCGTGTTCGGTGCGGTGTGCGTTGTGGACATCGACTGCAGCAACACCGGCGCGACCAAGTACACCGCCGTCAAGACCACCAAGGAGGCGCAGGCGGTGAGCGACCCCAACGCCTACGCGGTTTGGCCTTTTGCCAAGGTGGGCAACACGGTGTACAGCGGCAGCGCACTGGCGGCGGCGCTGACAGCCTATACCGACGCGCAGAACAACGACACGCCTAACGTCAGCCCCAGCAACAAGACCATCTCCATTTCTGCCGCCTGCCTCGAAGATGGCACGGAGGTGGTGCTTGATCAGGAGCAGGCCAACACCGTGAACAGCTTCGGTGTGGCAACGTGGCTGAACATGAACGGCTTCCGCCTGTGGGGCAACAACACGGCGGCCTACCCCGGCATCAGCGACCCGAAAGACCGCTGGTTCAGCGTCCGCCGCTTCCTGACGTGGGCGGCCAACACGTTTATTCTGACCTACTTCCAGAAAGTGGACAGCCCTGCCAACAAGCGGCTGATCGAGGCCATCGTGGACAGCGAGAACGTGCGCGGCAACGGCTTTGTGGCCCGTGGTGTGTGCGCCCGCTATGAGATCACGTTCAACGAGGACGAGAACACCACCGCCGACCTGCTGGACGGCAAGATCACGTTCCACCAGTACATCACCCCGTTCACCCCTGCGGAGGACATCGAGGACATCATCGAGTTTGACCCCGACGCTCTTTCCACCGCGCTGAACTGATAAGGGAGGGTAAAGAAGATGATTTCCAACAACTATATCCCGGAGAAGATCAACGAGTATAACGCCTATCTGGACGGCACGAAGATGATCGGCGTGGCCGCGTCGGTGACGCTGCCGGAGGTCAACATGAAAACCAGCACCGTCTCCGGCGTGGGCGTGAACGGCGAGCTGGACAGCCCCACCATCGGCCAGTTTGAGAGCATGGAGCAGGAAATCCAGTTCAACACGCTCTACAGCTCCGCCATGGATATGCTCTCTCCCCTGTCCACGGTGAACCTGACGCTGCGAGCCTCGCAGCAGGTCTACGACAAGCAGGGCGGCTACAACTTCAAGGGCCTGCGCGTGGTGGAGATCGGGCGCGTGAAGAAGTTCAACCCCGGCAAGGTGGAAAAGGGCGAGGCCATGGAGGCCACCGTGACGCTGGAGCTGACCTACCTGATGATCGAGGTGGACGGCCAGCAGCTCTTGGAGGTTGACAAGCTCAACGGCATCTACAAGGTCAACGGCACGGATATGCTGGCGGGCGTGAACAGCCTGATCTAACGGGCGAAAAACAATACGGCCTGCCCCTGCGCAAACGGGGGCGGGCCGTGTTTTCACACAACGAAACGACGCTGAAAGGAGCGAACACCAATGGCAGAGGACAAGATCACGGCGGCGGAGACCGCAAACGAGGGGACAAAAAAGAGCGAGAACATCGTGGAGCTGGCAAAGCCCTACGTGTTCGAGGGCAAGGAGTACGGAGAGATCGACCTGACGGGGCTGGAGAAGCTGACCGTGCAGGACGCTATCGACGTGCAGCGGCAGCTTTTCGGCGAGGGCGAGGCGGCGGCCTCGGTGCTGTGCGAGACCACAACAGCATTTGCCCGCGCCATGGCGGTCAAGGCAACCGGGATGCCCATTGAGTTTTTCAAGCTGATGCCTCGCGGCGCTTTCAAGCGCGTGGCAGGTGCGGTGCGCAGACACCTGAACGTGGAGAGCAGAACAGAAAACCATGTGATGCATCTGGAGCAGCCGCGCCATTATAAGGGCAAGGAGTACCGGGACATCGACCTGAACGGCGTGGCAGACCTGAACACGCTGAATGAGAGCGAGGCGGAGAACCGCATGGCCCGCGAGGGCTTTGTGGTGACGGAGAACAGCACCAACTATCTGTACTCCTGCGTGATCGCCGCCATGGCAACGGGCATCCCGGAGGAGTTCTTTACCACGCTGCCCCTGTACGAGCTGCTGAAACTGAAAAACGCGGTGAACGACGCGGATTTTTTCGGATAAAGGGCGGAGCCAAGGCCCTGCGGAAAGCGGCTATCCGGCTGTCCTCGGTGACACGGACGGGCGTGGACTTCTATCTGAAAATGCCTGTCCGGGACTTTATTGAGCTGAATAGCGAGGTGGCGGAGGAATGGCGAACAATAAAACATTAGAGTTAAGCATCAAGATCGCCGGTAAGATGGACAAAAGCCTGATGGCGGCGCTGAACGGGAGCCAGAGCCAGATCAGCAGCTTTGCCCGCAGCATCAGCTCCATCGGAACGGCGGGACTTGCGGCTATGGGGACGCTGGCAACGGCGACTGTGGCAACCATCGCAAGCTGCACCAAGGAAGCGGCGAAGTTTGAAAACTACATGGCGGATGTGGTCAAGTATGTGGACGGTCTGGCAGATGCTACCGGAAAGATCAGCGACAAGGTGGCGGATAACGGCAAGACCTACGCGCAGAACTACGAGGCCATGAAGGACGCAATCAAGGATTTAAGCACACAAATCCCCTATACGCAGGAGGATTTGACACGCCTCGCCGCTGCGGCGGGACAGTCCGGCAAGGCTATGGAGGATTTGATCAAGATTGACGGCTCCGGCAATGTTACCGGTTTCCTGCGGGACATCGCTATGACCGGTACGGCCATGGACATCAGCGCCGATCAGGCGGGCAACTGGGCCGCCAAGTGGGAGCAATCGCTGAAAATGACCCACGAGGAGGTCATGGTGCTCTTTGACCAGATCAACTATCTGGGCGCAAACAGCGCTACCACGGCGGCGGAGATCGCGGAGGCGGTCAATTCGGCAGCAAGCCTCGGCCAAGTGGGCGGCGTGAGCGCGGCCACAACGGCGGCGCTGGCGGATGCCATGCTGGCAACGGGCGTATCGACTGATCGCGTCGGCACCAGCATCAAGCGCATGATCGTGAATTTGAGCAAGGGCGCAAGTGCGACGAAAGCCCAGAAAGAACAGTTCGAGGAGCTGGGCATGAGCGCGGAGTGGGTCGCCAAGGCCATGCAGGAGGACAGCGTGGGAACGCTGGACACTATTTTCAAGGCCATCAACGATCTGCCGCAGGAGCGACAGGTAGCGGCGCTGTCCACCCTGTTCGGCCAATGGGCCATTGAGGGCGGCGCAAAGATCGTCAACAATCTCGATGTGTACAGAAAGGCGCTGGAAATGGTGAGCGACCCAAGCCTGTACACGGGAAGCATGGAGCGGGAGTTTAGCATCAAATCGCAGACCCCGGAGGCCATCGAGACCATGCTGAAAAGCACCAAGACGGCGCTGAAAATCGAGATCGGCGATGCGTTCCTCCCGGCGAAAAAACAATTCAATCTCTCCATGATCGACTTTCTAAACAGCATCCGAAAGAATATGCCGGAGCTGACGCAGCTTGCAGAGAGCTTGGGAACGCTGGCGAGCCGGGGCGTGGAGAAGCTGGGAAGCGCTATGGACACGGCGCTACCGTACATTCAAAAGGGACTTGACTACCTGATCAACAACGGCGAGCAGGTGGTGCGTGTGCTGGGCGGCATGGCGGCGGCGTTTGTTGGCATGAAGTTCGCCCCGGCGGCGGAGGCTATTTTCTCCGGCGGAAAGGGCGGACTTGCGGGCCTATTCAAGAGCGGCCAGAGTGCGGGCACGGCGGGCGCAGGGCTTTTCTCTGCGTTCCGGGGCGCATCGGGAAGCAACGGCTTCCGCACGACGCTGGGGGCAGCAATCTCCAGTCTGATCGGTGGAAACGGCATCAAGGGAACCACAGGGCTTTTGAGCGCGGCGGCGGGAACGCCGGGGCTGTTGTCCGGCTACCAAAGCGCAGGGAGCGTCCTGCGGGGCGCAATCGGAAACAGCAAGACCGCGCAATGGCTGGGCGGCATCGGCTCGTCCCTCGGAAATCTCGGCGGGCTGTTCGCCAATAGCCGGGCCGGACAATTCGCAGGCGGCCTTATGGGAAAGGCGGGCGGTGCGCTGGGTAAGTTGACCATGCCGCTGCGGCAAGGCATCGCGGGCATTGGAGCAGCGGCTACCATTCAGGGCAGCATCTTCCAGCAGGGCCTTTCCGGTTTGTTGGGGAAAGCGGGAGGCGTGGTAAGCGGTATCGCAAACTCCGGTGCCGGGAAAGCTGTCGGGAGCATATTCAGCGGAGGGGCCGGTCTGCTGGGGAGTATCTATGGCCCTATTGCTGGCGGCCTCGGTAGTCTGCTGTCCGGGGCGCTGCCTATTGTGGGCGTGATCTCCGGCATCATCGCCGTGGTGAGCATCCTGACGGACAAGTTCGGCGGGCTGGACAAAACCGTACAGCGGGTGTTCGGCGACACGGGACTGGAAAAGTTTACGGTATTCAAGGACGCGCTGCTGGGATTGTTTGAGGACGGCGGTGTGGCAAAGGCGCTGCAACCGCTACAGGAGAGCATCACCAATCTGTTCGGCGAGGACGCGGGCGCAGCCTTTGGAGGCATTACCACCATCCTGCAATCGGTGATGGGTGTGATCGGCCAGCTCGTGACCTTTTCACAGACGACGGTGCGGCCTATCATCGAGGGCATATTCAGCTTCATCACGCAGACGGTAGTACCGGTCATTCTGCAAACCATCACAGCGGCGGCTCCATCCATCGCCTCCATCATCAGCGGTGTGGGTTCCGTGGTCATGACGGTGGCGCAGATCATCGGCGAGGCCATTCAGTTCCTTATGCCGATCATTCAGACGGTGATCACGGTGCTGATGCACATTGGTCAGGTAGTGGTTCCGGCGGTGCTGGCTGCCATCGGTGTCTTTGCCGAGGGCATCAGCAGCGCGATCAACGGGGTCAAGACCATCTTTGAGGGCGTAATCAACTTCATCACCGGCGTGTTCTCCGGCAACTGGCGTATGGCGTGGGAGGGTGTGAAATCCATCTTCGTGGGCATCTTCGATACGCTGGGCGCTCTGTTCAAAACACCTATCAACGCGGTGATCGCCCTGATCAACAAGGCCATCGCAGGCATCAACAGTCTCGGCATCACCATCCCGGACTGGGTGCCGCTGCTGGGCGGCAAGTCGTTCTCCATCAACATACCGGAAATCCCCATGCTTGCGCGAGGCGGCTTTACCAACGGCGCAAGCATCGCGGGCGAGGCCGGGACGGAGGCGGTGATCAGCTTCCAGCGGGCGGCCCGACGGGACAATCTGGACATCTGGGCCAAGGCCGGGCAAATGCTGGGCGTGAAGCCGGTGGAGCTGGCGGAAATCGACGGCGGCAGCTCCGGCGGCGGAGGCGGCATGACCTTTGCACCGGTGATCAACATTCAGGGCAGCGCCGACCGGGGCATGGTGGAGGAAGCTCTGGCCGAGGCGCAGGCACGGTTTGAAGCGTGGTATCTCCAGATGCAGCGCAGACAGGCCCGCACGGCATACTGACGGGAGGAAACGCGATGTACACGACCAAGAGCGGCGACACATGGGATGTGATCGCCAAGGAGGTATACGGCAGCGAGTACCATGCCGACGTGCTGATGGCGGCCAATCCGCAGGAGATCGACACGTTTATCTTCAACGCCGGGGTGGAGCTGAACACCCCGGCGCTGGAGGAGGAGCGGGACGGACTGCAGCCGCCGTGGAAATACGAGGCGAGCTATGATTAAGACAAGACGGCTGGCGCTGGATGTGCGCTACAACAGTTATCCCTTTGCCGGACAGGTGGGCGGAGACATCGAGAGCCTGACCTACACCGACAGCGCGGCGGACAACAGCGACAGCATCGACATCACCATCAACGCACAGGACAGGAAATGGCTGCTGGGCTGGATGCCGGAAAAGGGCGCGACGCTGCGAGCGCGTATTCTCGGCTACAACTGGGAACGGCAGGGCCAGCGGAGCATCATGGAGTGCGGGCTGTTCGTGCTGGACGATGTGAGTTTTTCGGACGCTCCGACAACCTTGCAGGTGGGCGGCGTGAGCAAGCCAAGCGACAGCGACTTTTCGGAGCTGGAGCGGGACGTGATCTGGAAGAACACCAGCATCAAGCGCATCGGCGCAAAGATCGCCGCACGGTACGGCCTCGCATTCACCTACGATGCCGACGACTACGACATCGAGTGCGACGAGCAGGACGGCACAGACAGCAGCTACTACAACGGCCTGTGCAAAAACTACGGGCTTATCCTGAAAGTGTACGCCCGGCGGCTGTGGGTGTATGACCGGGAGAAGTACAAGGCAAAACGGGCCGTGCGCACCTTTGACCGCTCGCAGATCAGGCCGGGGAGCTTCGGCTACACCACCACCCTGTCCGGCACCTATACCGGCGGGTACTTCAATTACACGGACGCGGACAAGGACATTGACATCGAGTGCAGCGTGGGCGGCGGCTCGCACACCAAGAGCGTGAACCGGCGGGCTACCAGCGTATACGATGCCAGCGTCCAGCTCTGCGCGGAGTTGAACAGCGCCAACCACGGGACGGTGAAGCTGCGCTTCGGCGTGGACGGAGACTGGAGGGTAAGCGCGGGAAACTGCATCGCGCTGACAGGCTTTGGAAACCTGAACGGAAAATACTTTGTGGACAAGGTGACACACAAGGTTTCCAAAAGCGGACTGACCACCGACTTTGAGTGCAGCGGTATCGGCCCAGCGTTTCATTCGTGGGACGTGGGCGGCAAGATCGTGTATCACGAAAAGACGGCGGACAGCGGCGTGAGCTATGACAGCACCTACGCTACCACCAGTCCGGCGGCGGGCGCGGCCAGCGCGGCGGC